TTTAAGATGTTTAACTTGACTACATACGTTTTAGATGACGGAACAGTATATGTTGATACGTTAGATAATTTTTACACTAACCAAAGGTCAATAACAGATGCATACGATATTAGTCAATATGTTGATGTAAGTAAGAGTCAAGTTGATGCAGCATTGCCGTATAGACGTATCAATTTCAAATACAAAGACACAGATACATTTTTCGCAGCGTTTCACGAAATGCAATTTGGTAAAGAATGGGGAGAAGAAAGCTATACACAAAAAGTTGATAATAGGTATGTAGACGGAGAGAGATATAACGTAGAAGCACCATTTGGACATATGAAGTATGAACGAATTTATGACATTAACGATGAAAGTCAAACTACAATACAATGGGGTTGGAGTGTAGATGATAACCAAGAAGCGTATTTAGGACAACCACTTTTATTTTATCCTGTTTATAGACAGATAGAAGACGGAACGACAAGCGAACAAATATCAATGATTGTTGAATTCAATTCAGACGGAACAATGAAGCAAAATCAAGATGTAAGTGGTCGTATAAATATGCCGTCAAATAGTGTGTCGTTCGACCCTACAGTATCAAAAGCGAACATAAATTTTTATCACGAGAATAATGAATTTACAGGGGGTACGGCATTTGACGAAACTTTATTTAAGACATATTATGAAACGTATATTGTAAACGTGTTTAATCCTAAAAGACGAATAACAAGAGTCACTGCATATCTACCATTAAAAATCTTGTTAAATTTCACATTAGCAGATAGGTTTGATATAAATGGCAGGAGGTATTTAATAAATAAAATTACCACAAATTTAAAGACAGGGGAAAGTAAAATTGAAATATTAAACGAGGTATGATAAAGGAGACATTAAACGCATTAAAATTGTGCAAAGGAGAAACAGAAAACATTAGAATAGCAAAAGGCAAATACAAGTTACCTAACGGCTTTATAGAGGGGTATAAGCAACTTAAACAAGAAATCCAATGGCTGAAATACAAAAAATAATAATCCAAGTTGATACCGGGGGTGCTCAAAAATCAGTACAAGCACTTGGTAAAGAAACTACAAAAGTATCAAAGTCAGCTAAAAATACGGGCAAAGGACTTTCAACAGGATTTGCAGGATTAAAGCAAGGTATATTACAGGCCATACCTGCATTGAATATGTTTAAAATTGCTCTTGTTAGTACAGGAGTTGGAGCGATTGTAGTTGCAGTTGGAGCGTTAGTTGGGGTTTTAGCAAAAGCCGCAAGTGTAGGAGCAGACTTTCAAAAAGGTATTTCTACTTTATCAGCAGTTACAGGTAAATCAGCAGACGAATTACAACGAGTAACCGAACAAGCCAAAGAACTAGGAGCAACAACGCAATTTACTGCAATTGAAGTTTTAGGTTTACAGACCGAATTAGCAAAATTAGGGTTTACTTTACAAGATATTGAAAACTCAACACCTGCAATATTAGATTTGGCAGCATCGTTAGAGGTTGATTTGTCAAGTGCGGCAGCCTTTGCAGGATCAACAATAAAAGGTTTTGGTTTAGATACTTCTGAAACTCAAAGAATTGTTGACGTAATGGCTTTATCAACTAGTAAATCTGCGTTAGATTTTGAGAAGTTAAGAGAGTCAATGAAATTGTTAGCACCTACTGCAAGTGCAGCAAATATATCAATAGAAAAATCGACTGCTTTATTAGCAGCTATGGCAGACAGGGGTATTTCTGGATCTATGGCAGGAACTGGATTAGGTAAAACTTTTATTGAGTTATCTAAAAAAGGTATGACGTTGGAAGACGCAATGGACAAAGTTAACGGATCTTCAAACAAACTAAACACTGCAATTGAATTAGTTGGAATTAATGGTGGTAGAGCATTATTGAGTTTAGCATCAACAGGTAAAGAAAAATTAAATGAATTAGAGCAAGAGTTTATTAATGCAGAGGGATCTGCAAACAGAATGGCAGAAGTTAGACTGGATAACCTAGAGGGTGATATGACTAAATTAGGCTCTGCGTGGGAAGGGTTTTTATTAGGTATTGAGGACGGATCTGGACCGATAAACGATTTACAGAGAAACGTAGTGCAGGGGTTAACTTGGGCAATTTCAAATTTGGGGTTTGTTGTTGATGTAATTGCGTTTGCGTTTAATGAAAGGTGGACGGAGATGAAGTTATTTGTTGGCGGTGCTACTGACATTATGGTTGGTTATTTGACAATATTAGGAAACGGCATAAAATTGTTTGCAAACGAGGCGATGTTAGCGTTAGCAGATGTGCCGATTATTGGGAAAGCTATTGACAAGGCAGAAGTTGAGGCAAATATCAATGAGGCAAAAGATGCATTAGTCAAAGGAACGGAGAGAATACAAGCAGGAGTTGAGAAGTTTAAACAGGCGGCAGTTAATCGTGTAACGGCTATCGCAAGATTTAATGCATCACAAGAGGGTAAGGCAGAAAGAGTTGAACAAGCTAAACAAAATAAGTTATTGCAAGAGCAAAAAGAAGTTCAAGCAAAAGAAGATGAGGAGACCAGAAAAAAGAGATTAGCAGAGAGAAAAAAGGAGTTAGAAAAATTAGCAAAATTAACGGACAAATATAAAAAAGAAGCTGAAAATTTAGAAGACACAACCAACGCCCAAAAAGTAGCAAGACAAAGAGAACGAGCGTTAGCAGAATTAGATGCGGTCAAATTATCTGCAACTGAAAAGGCAGAAGCCAAAAAGAAAATTGAAGACCTATACGACCAAAAAGCAATTGCAGCAAGAGAAGCAGACGCTTTAAAAACCAAAGAGCAAAAGGATAAGGAAGCAGCAGAATTGGCAGAAAGTCTTGCACTAGATAAGGAAACAGAAGCGTTGTCATTTGAGGAGCAGAGAACGCTTATAAACGAGCGAAGAGCATTGTTATTAGAAGATGAAACTTTGTCAGAAGAGCAAAAGGCAGAATTAATGAAACAGTATGCAGATCAAGAGTCTGCTATTGAAGAGCAAAAGAGAGCGTCTAAACAACAAACCCTTGACAACGCAATTGCTATTGCAGGAGCAGAAAGTGGAGTGGGTAAAGCCTTGTTAGTAGCTAAACAATTACTAGCAGCAAAAGAAATGGTAATGGATATTAAATCCACAATTCAGTCGGCAAAATCGTCAGTTCAAAAGTCATCAGTTAAGGCAGCAGAAGCAGGGGCAGATGTTGCAGCAGGTGCAGGGAAAACAGCTAGTATTGGGTTTCCACAAAACATACCAATGATTATAGGATATGCAGCACAGGCAGTTGGCATAATTTCATCTATTAAAGCAGCAACCTCAAAAGCAAAATCAGTAGCAGCACAAGCAGGTGGTGGCGGTGGTGGTGGCGGTGGAAGTATTTCTGCACCGACTGCAAACGCAGGATCTGCACCACCTGCCTTTAATATAGTTGGTTCAAGTGAAACAAATCAATTAGCAGATGCAATTGGTGGGCAATCACAAACACCTATACAAACCTATGTTGTATCAAATGACGTAACATCTGCACAATCAATGGAAAGAAATATTATTGACGGTGCATCAATAGGATAAACGCAAAATAAACAAATAAAAACGTTATAGAAAATATGAGAATAGTTGAGTTAATTTTAGATGAAGATCAAGACAATTTTGTAGAGGCAATTTCAGTTGTAGAAAACCCCGCTATTGAGTCGGACTTTGTTGCTTTAAAAGAGGACCAAAAAAAATATGAGTTTGCAGAAATTGACAAAGAGCAAAAAATATTAGTAGGCCCAATTTTAATACCAAACAAACCAATTTATAGAAAAAATAAAGACGAAGAGTATTACATATATTTTAGCAGGGATACTGTTAAAAGAGCCTCACAGCTATATTTAAAACAAGGTAATCAAAGTAACTCCACTTTGGAGCATAAGGATAAAATAGAGGGTTTAACTCTTGTTGAAAGTTGGCTTGTTGAGGATAAACAGAATGACAAATCAAATATGTTTGGAATGGATCTTCCGTTAGGAACTTGGGTGGGATCTATAAAAGTAGACAATGAAGATATCTGGAATAATCAAGTAAAAAATGGAAAAATTAAAGGTTTTTCAATAGAGGGTTATTTTGCAGATAAAGCAGAACTATCTAAATTTAACAATGACGAAGAAGTGTTAAACGAATTAAAGGCACTTTTAACAGGCTTTGAACTTGAAAGCTATAATGACTATCCACAAGGTGCAGTAAACAACGCTAAACGTGCTATAAAGTACAAAAAAGAGAATAAAAGTAGTTGTGGAACACAAGTAGGGTGGACCAGAGCATCGCAAATTTCATCAAAATCTAAACTATCTAGATCAACAATTGCAAGAATGGCAAGTTTTAAAAGACACCAACAACACAAGGACGTACCTTATAGTGAGGGGTGTGGTGGTTTAATGTGGGACGCTTGGGGTGGATCTGCAGGAATTAATTGGGCAATTAGCAAATTAAAGAAAATTGACAGTGAGAAATAAAACATTTAAAACGCCTAGCAGGACAAGTCCAAAAAATAGCAAAAGAGGTTGCCTTTGTGCTGACAATACCTATTCAACAAAATGTTGTGACGGAAGTTTACAGGCACAAGGAATTGGTCGTATAACTGCATTACCAGACGAAGACACACCTTAAACGCAAAGTATTAATAATTAATCGTTAATTAACTATAAACATAAAATTTATGAATGCAGCAACAGACACATTAAAGAAAGTAAAAACCTTATTAGGTATTGAAGTGTCTTTGGAGCAAATGAAATTAGAAAACGGAACTGTTTTAGAGGCTGAAAAGTTTGAGGCAGGAGAGGCTATTTTTATTGTAACCGAAGATGAGAAAGTTGCTTTACCAATTGGAGAGTACGAACTAGAAAACGGATCTAAACTAGTTGTTGAGGAGGACGGAATTATTGCGTCAGTCGGAACAGTAGATGAGGAAGAAGTTGAGGAGGACGTGGCCGAAGAAGAGGTTGAGGCAGAAGAAAAAGAAACTGAAATGGAGTACGTTTCAAAACGCGAATTTACAGAGGCGCTTACCGAAATCGTTAATATGATTGAGGAGCTTAAAAATGGAGACGTTGAGGCGTCCGAGGAAACCTCTGGAAGTTTAAAGTCTAGAACGGTAAAAGAAGAGTTCACAGAAAACGAAGAAAAAAGTGAGCTAGAAACTCAATTATCAGAGGCAGCGGTAAAGCCCTTAAAACACGCTCCAAAAGAGGAGTCGACTTATAAGGCAAAATTCAATTTTAATCAAAACAAAAAACAAACTGCATACGATAGGATCGTTGCAAAAATTTCAAACATTAAACACTAAAAAAAATGGCACAACCAACAATCACAACAACGTATGCAGGACAGTTTGCAGGGGAGTATATCGGAGCAGCTTTATTATCTGGCAATACACTAGCAAACCAGCTAATTACTATCAAACCAAACATTAAGTTAAAAGAGGTAATTAAAAAAGTAGATTACGCATCTTCAATAGCGGCAGGAACTTGCGACTTTACGTCAGCAGGAACTGTAACTTTAACAGAGCGTATTTTACAACCGGACGAACTACAAGTAAATTTAGAACTTTGTAAAACCCCGTTTCAATCGGACTGGGAAGCAGAGTCAATGGGTTATTCAGCTCACGACTCAATGCCACCAAAATTTTCAGACTTTTTTATTGCAAGACTTTCTGCTGATGTAGCACAAGGTACAGAGCAAAGAATTTGGGGAGCAGACGGATTTACAGGATTATTTTTAGCAGCAGAATTTGCAACAGACGGTGGAACAACTATCGCACCGGCGGCAGTAGACGCAGCTAATGTAATAGCAGAATTAGGTAAAGTAGTAGACGCAATTCCTGCAGCACTTTATGGAAAAGATGACCTACATATTTATGTATCTCAAAATATTTTTAGAGCGTACAAAAGAAGTTTAGGCGGTTTCCAAGCTAACGGGCAAGGAGCAAACGGATACAATGGGCAAGGTAATAACCAAGATATTGACGTTCAGTTTTTTGACGGAGTAAAAGTTGTAGCGGCAAATGGACTTGCTGACGACAGAATGGTGGCCGCAGAAAAGTCAAACCTATTTTTTGGAACTGGTTTATTAAATGACCAAAATGAGGTCAAGGTCTTGGATATGAGCGATTTAGACGGGAGTAAAAATTTAAGATTTGTAATGCGTTATACGGCAGGTGTGCAGTATGGAATTGCATCTGACATTGTATTTTACGGAGCATAATTAATAATCAAATTTACCCTTGTCTTAATAACGAGGGTAAGTTTATAAAAACATAAAAGAATGAGTTGTTTAATAAATAAGGGAAGACTAGAGCCGTGCAAGGACAGCGTTGGGGGACTTACCGCCGTATATCTAATTGACTACGGGACACTAGGAAATGTAACATACGGAGCAAGTAGTGACGAAATTACTGCATTTGACGGATCTCCAACTGCGTACAAATACACGCTAAAAGGTAATAGTTCATTAGAGCAAACAGTAACATCAAGTCGTGAGAATGGGACTACATTTTACGATCAAATTGTTACGTTAACACTAAAAAAACTATCGGCACAGTCAAATGACGAGCTGGCGCTAATAGCAGTTGCAAGACCACACGTTGTTGTAGAAGATAATAACGGGAATGCAATGATAGTTGGCCTAGAATGGGGAGCAGACGTAAATGGCGGAACGGTAGTAACAGGAGCAGCTATGGGCGATTTATCTGGTTATACTTTAACGCTTCAAGGAATGGAGAAAAAACCTGCTAACTTTTTAAGTGGCGGTGTTGCAGGAGTTGGTATAACAGTATCGACAGACGTAATTTCAGATATTTAATAATAATTATTTAGTTAGTACAAAGGGGCGGCCAGAAGGTTGCCCCTTTTTTTTTATGTTTATTTGCAAAAAAACAGATTTTTGACGTTATAGATTTATGATAGTATTAAAACCAATAGACACAGCGCAAATTATCTATGTAATACCTAGACTAGCGTTATATTCTACAAACATTGAATTAAGTATTATTGACGATATAACAGGAGAAACCTTAACTCTAACGCAGACCTCTGAATTGTATGGAGATTATTTAAAAATAGACTTATCTGTTGATGATTTGGTTAAAAATAGATTTTATACTTTTAGAATTAAATCAGTAGCAAATTTAAAGAACATTTATAAAGACAAGATTTTTGTAACAGACCAGGTTATTAACCAAAAAATAAATAAAACTTATTCTATCAATAAAGACGAATATGTTGAAGTTGAAAGTAATAATGATTACATTGTAATATGAGCAGAAGAAAACCAGAGCAAGGTAAAATTAATGTAGTAAATTTAAGCAACTACACAAGTCCAGTTATTACCATAAACAAAACCAAAGACTGGGTGACCTATGGCAATAATAACGAGTACTTTAACTATTTATTAGACAGGTACTCCGGTAGCCCCACAAACAACGCAATTGTTAACGGTATATCACAGATGATATTTGGCAAGGGGCTTGACGCAACCGACAGTAATAAAAAGCCAAACGAGTACGCACAAGCAATAACGTTGTTAAGGGATGACTGCGTCAGAAAATTTTGCTATGACCTTAAACTAATGGGCCAATGTGCAATCCAGGTAATTTACTCAAAGGACAGAAAAACAATTGCAGCAATAGACCACATACCGGTTGAAACGCTGGCACCAGAAAAGTGTAACGAGGACGGAGAAATTGAGGCGTATTACTACTTCCACGATTGGAGCGTATTAAAGCCTAACGACAAACCGACTAGAATACCGTCATTTGGCTGTTCAAAAGAAAGTATTGAAATTCTTTATGTTAAGCCTTACGTTGCGGGGCACTTTTACTTTGCGCCTGTAGACTACCAAGGATCGTTACAGTACTGTGAGTTGGAAGAGGAGGTGAGTAATTACCACCTAAACAATATTATGAATGGCTTGGCCCCGTCAATGCTAATTAACTTTAATAATGGCGTTCCAAATGAGGAGGAGCGAGAGGGTATAGAAAGACGAATTTTAGAAAAGTACTCCGGGACGAGTAATGCCGGGCGTTTTATATTAAGCTTTAACGAAAACAAAGACGCAGAGTCTAGTATTGAGGCGGTGCAATTATCGGACGCGCACAACCAGTACCAGTTTTTATCAGACGAAAGTATGCGTAAAATAATGGTATCTCATAGAGTAGTTAGTCCAATGCTACTAGGAATAAAAGACCAGAGTGGATTAGGAAATAATGCGGAAGAACTTATGACGGCCAGCACGTTAATGGATAACACCGTAATAAGGCCGTTTCAGGACCTTTTAGTTCGGGCCTTTGATGATATACTAGCCTACAACGAAATAAGCCTTAATTTGTACTTTAAAACGCTTCAACCGCTGGAGTTTACAAATATTGACAAGGAATTAATTGACGAAGAAACACAGGAAGAAGAAACAGGGGTTAAAATGTCGGAGCAAATTGAACTTACAGACGATATTTCAACTAATATTTTAAGTAATTTACAGAATGACGAACTAGATGATAGTTGGGAATTTGTAGACGAAATTGAATGCGACGGATCAGAGTATTCAGACGAAGTTTGGGCAAGTTATTTGATAAACGAAAAACAGA